TAGACTATATTTGATACCTTACTTCTAAGGTAATCTCACCTACTCCATAGGGAGCAAGTAATCCTTCGTCAGTTGCGATACTTAATATCGTCATCTGCTCAGTCTGTTTACCAGTATCGTATGTTAATACATTATTAGCATCGATCTGGGTTTCAATATCGTATAGAACTTTCTCAAGTTCATCTAAGGGCTCTTCGCCGTATACATACATTCGTATGTTTAATCCCAGCATGCCCCACTTGAAGCCTCCGGGTAAATATTCTCGTACTTCGTTTCCTGCTACTACTGAAACATATGGGAAATCATTTACTTCATCCCAAAATATTAGTTTGTTAGTAATATTATTAGATAAGTCAATATTAAATGTACCAGAACCATCAATTTGTTTCAGCTTAGTTATTAATTCATTTACTATTGCTGACCTTGCTTTTCCTGCCATCTATACTCTCCTTGTCCTAACGTTTAACCTACGACTTACTAATTTTACTGCAATTTCTCTAATGGACTTGCTGATTAGTAGTCTTGGGTCCCGTCTAGTAGATCCTTGTTTAAAACCTCGTTCAAATGTTTGATATGGGTACTTCATATAGTTATAAAATGCAGTAAGTGTGCCCTGTCGAGATTGTGTAATATTTGTAATAGTAACCGATTCTGCAAATCTTCCTGTTCTATTCTCAAGTGAGCCGCCTTGCCCCATGTTTTGTTTTACTGTTTCTGCTATCTGCGATTGTATTATATTCCGTATATTTGCTGCAGAGGTAAATCTACCTTTGTTATCCCTAAATCGTGGTAGAGCGCTGGTGGCAACCCTAGACTTGACCTTCTTAGGCCTTTTCTTATTAAGTATAGAAGTCTTAGGCCTTTTGCCTTTAGTAGCACTTTTATGTCTAGCTGCCCTCCTTTTTGCTTTGGAGGTATCTATAGCCTTATCTAGAGCATCAGAGGCCTCTTTGCCCCCGCACTCAAAAGCATGCTCTTTAAGGTGCTCTAGTATTCCTTCTTCTATTCTTTTTGTCTCACTCGCCTCCCACTCATTTATGTTTATTTGCTGCTTCTGAGGGGACTCGAACCCTAAGTACACCGTATGTGTTTTACTTATCCCCCCACTAGGGGTGGTTAGGCCTTCTAAGTACTCTAAATGTATTGCCCCTATAAAAGGAGTGTCAGACTCTAGCATTAGGTTAGATACAAACTTAAAGGAGGCATCCGCGCCTGCTTCTTGTAATTTTCTAAGAACTCTAAAACCCCTGGCGGAGGAGGCGGAGTATGCAGAGCCTTCCTTTCTATCTTCCCCACCCCCGTGTGCAAAAGTAAGAGCTGAGGAAGGCTTTAGAAACTTCCCCTCTGTGGTAGTAAATTTATCTTTGCCATATGTGTTTATTAAAGCATTTGCTGTATTTAGCTTCCAGCCTCTCAACCTCTCGTAGTTACTCTTTTTAGCGCTTGAGTTGGACTTGAAAGTATAGTGTACATTATCAGTACTATCTTCAAAAGACCTTGAAGAGGCTGCCCTGTTTCTAATAAACTCCGCTATTTCTTTAGCTTCAGTACCCCCCATTCCATATGTAGATTTTAAAATATCTATAATAGGTTTAGAACTGAAGTCTACACTCAGCCTCGTTTTATCAAGTAGAGGTCTAGCGTCTTGTATCACGGTGCGCGCTACTTCATTAATGTCAAATATGCAATGTTTAGCCATTAGCTAATATGCCTATAATGCTCCAGGATACGTTTTATGTGTGGTGGGAATTCTGAATGAAGTGACTGACTGCGAGATATATTTTTAATATCTGAGCCGGGCATAGACTTGGCTGGTGTTGACTCTTTCTTTAAATAGTAAGTAGTCAAGTCATAGCAAGCTAGTTTCAGATCTGCTGGTGTAGAAGAGAAGCCTCCTTTATATACTAGTTTTACAGCTTTAGGACCTTTAGGAAATACCAAAGATTTTGATATTTCTTGTCCTTCAGCATCTACCTCATATGACCTAGCAGCAGTCCAGTATTCACTGGCTGCCTCACAAGTCGCTTGAGTAGTATATGAAGTATCGCTACAATCACCTGTCCATCTTTCCGCACTAAAAGTCCAACTATCAGTGCTTGTATGGCCGGTGGTTGCTGCAAATGTTACGGCTACATCGCCTTCTAACGTTTGAGTAGAACCTGTTATTGCTGTGTCTGTCTTCTTCCAGTTATTCCCTCCATCACGAGACCATTTAAAGGTATCTGGAGTTCCTGTACTGTCAATTTGTACTTTATAGCTACGCCCAACTTCACCTGACGACGTATTTGCGTTGTATCCAGTGATCGTTAGATCATTTAAGCCCGCACCAGTAAAGGTACTGTTATTAATACAAGTTGATTCCGTTGTTTTAGAAGAAATAGTACATTGAGCAGTACCTGATTCTAAGAGATAGTAATTATTACTATCTGCGTGGTTTTGTTCGACGGTTGATTTATCCGTCCTTGAATTTTTACGTTCAAATAGTTGTACAACTTCCACAATAGGAAGTTCTACAGGGAAGATAGAGGTATCGGCACCTGAAATGTCGAAATACTCTGTCTTTTCTGTTGCATAGTAGTCAGTAAAACTACGTCCACAGTAAGTTCTTATAAGCGCAGAAACCTGTGCACGGAGAAGATTAATCTCCGCATCTCTAGTAGTACTACTAATACCTGAGTAGGCTTTGTATTCACTAACTGAAAATAGATCTGCCATTATATATCCTTTTAATCTTTGCCTTTCGACATGGTTTTTATAAATAAACTATAAGTAATTTACTTATAAAAACCAGAGGAACCTGAGTTCCTCCAGTTTTATAAGCTAAGCGCTAGTTATGCACCGTATACGATTGAGCTCATTGAAGCCTTACCCGAAGCACCAGCCTCTTTAGCAATAAAGCCAAAGCGACGAGTGGCAACCATAGCCTTCTGCTGTGCTACTACATCTGTAGCAGTCTCAATAGTCATAGCACGGTAGTTACCCAATAAGTAATTAGTAGGGTTAACAATGATAGCTTGTGCTTTACCAGCTGCAGCTGCCTCAAATGCATCAGAAACAACTAGAGACATGCCCCATAGTTTTCCTAATTCACCAGATTTAATAGTAGCACTATCTCCGTACTTATCAACTGTAACTACATCAGTATCGTCTAATAGACCATAGTAAGCAGCTTGTGATAAGAACACAGTTAAGTCTGAAGGATTCATTCCCCACTGACCCATATTAATACGAGCAGTTAAGATTTCAGCTTTAACAAGTTCATCTGTAGCAGAAGCAGTAGTTACTGTATTGCCCGAATGACCACCAGCTAAACCAGCTAATGTGGTAAATGGAACACCTGCAACACCACCTAAGATAGATGCGTCTGAAGTGCGAGCCATACGACGGATGATAGCATCACGAACGATACCAGCGACTGGGATCAATGCATCTTCTTCCTCTTCGTAACCAATGTACTCACGAGTAGCTAACTTATGAGCTGTCATAGACACCTCTGTTAAGCCGTGCGCTTGAGTAGTACCTGAAGAAGCATCATTAAATGCTGTACCAACTGAATCACCATCATTTAGTGCTCCACCTGCTACCCATGTAGCGTCTACACCTGTATCAGGGTTGAACGGGAAGTTCATGACACGAGCGTTCATTGCAATTGAACCAAAGATTGGCTCTACTACTACACGGTTTTGAATACCATCAAAAATTGTAGAGTTCCAAGTAGTTTCCCAATCTGTATCGGAAAAACGAGTAGCTTTTTCGATTAATTGCTTACCAACTTCTGTTTGATCAAGAGACTTACCTAAGATCTTAGCAGTAATAAATGCTGAGTTCAACTCATCCGAAGTAGGCATATCTGAGCCAGCTTCTGAGAATTGCATCTTAGACTTCTGCATAGCAGCCATCTCTTCTTTAGCAGATTTAAGCTCCTCTGACATTTCAGAGATTGCTTTAGAGTAGTTATCTCCGTCTGCCTTAATTTTAGACTCTAGTTCAGCAGATACTTTTTCTGCTTGCGTTTTGCCCATTTCAATTGTTTTAAGGGTAGCCTCTGCGGTAGCGTTTGCTTCCTTCTCAGCGACTTCAGCCTTATATGAGTCTAATGCTGCTGTTGCAGACTTAGCCATCATTTCCTGTAGTTCTTTCTTATCCATATTAATTTCCTTAAGAATGTTATCCTGAGAAGGTTCCTTCTCACCTTTTGTTATATCTTCTTTTACTTCTTCTACTTCTTTTCCATATGCTTTTTTAAATGAGTTATACTCATCTACATCTGTAAAAGACTTAGCTAAAGAGAAAGTCGAATCTTGATTAGCGGGCACAGAAACAACACTTATCTCATAAAGACTTAAGTCTTTAATAAAGAAAGTATCTTGTTCTTTGTCATAGTCAGCATCTTTAATGCTAAAACCAACGCTAAATGTTTTTAAAACACCGTCTTTGATTAGGTTATATACTTCACCTGCAGCTTTACTTATTTCTGCAACGATCTCCAGCCCCTTGTCAGTTACATTGTAATCAACAGTGGTACCTACCGGGCGGGAGTAATCATGGAAAGCAAGGATAATAGGGTTTTTTAGATAATCATCCATACCACCCTGCATCCAAGCTTCTTTA